TTACGATGCGCTCGCGGTTCAGATGGATAAGTTCCCGGTTCTCATGGATTTGCTTTTCTAGATCTTGGCGCAACTTTTCCCGCGCCAGTTCAGCCCCGGAATTAGCTGCTTGTTTATTGTCGGATGTAACAACAAGGGAGATCTTGGCATTGAGTACCGTTACGTCATGCGTGATCTTGTCCAATGCGGACATCAAATAGACCACGCACGTGAAGAGAATTGGCAAGACGGCAAACGCCGTCTTCTCAATTAGCTGACTTTTGGCTTCCAGTTTCTCGGTCATGTCTGATAATCGCCGTTGAGGTTTCGCGGTCAATTGTCATGTACCCATGACAGGTTATGTTCCAATCTGGCCCTGCTGACATTTCGCTCTCAGCGGGAACTTCCAACTTAAAGTGCTTGAACAAGTATTCCTTGTCGTTCTCAAACACTCGCCACACATGATCCATCGTGCCCCGTCCCGGCTGGCCTCGGCTTTTGTTGAACCGGATCAAGTACTTGTTCAAATTATTTTCCAAATGGACACTTGGTCATCAAGTTTCTTTCGTTTGCTTTCTTAATGATCTGTTTATAAAATTGATATTTTTCAGCGGTACTATTTATGTTTGGGTTAAAGTAAGGCCGATTTATTGCTCTAACGTATTTAAAATCTTCTAAATGATGTTTAATTTTAATTACGCAATTTTCCATAGGAGCAAGCATGGCCACAGGTTCAGCAAACGGTATGGTTATGGTGTATTCTTCCGGCTTGTATTTAAAGATTACATTAAGCAATGTGTCAGGTTGATATTTATAGTCCACCACACCCGGAAGAACGCAATAATCTAAGACCTCTTTCCTATTCCAAACGTGATCTAACCAAACAAAATTTATAAACCTACTTGTTTTAAAAAACCACGCGGTTGGAATTTTTAAATGCTGGTACGTATTTTCATCGTACATTCCAGATGTCTGGGCAATAGGGTGTTCAACAGCATGAACGCTTTCTTCCGTTGTGCCAAACATGGCCCATTCAAATGTCTTGTTTGGAGAAACTTTTATTCGTACCTCAAAAGACGAGGGTATCGTAATTGTATTTTTACAATAGATATCTTTAAATGCTTTGCATCCTTTTAACGAAGGCCCTTTTTTGCCCTCTTCCCCAACTATTTTTGGTAGTTTTAAAAACCATTCTGGAAAAAATTTATATGAAAAATCAGGTCTGGAAAATTCATGTACCGAAGGTATATAAGTAAAGCAGTCTAATATGACCTCTTTACGTTTAACCCAAAAAAACATTAAATTACTTCCGCTTGTGGTGCAGCGCAAGTCTGCACGAACTGCACGCCAATATTAAAATGCACAAAAGTTAACGGCTCGTTAGCAGCGTGACGACCAAACGAATGAGGCAACCATGCGTTTGAAAACATTAACAGCCCCGGTTCAGGGGCGAAGTTAATCATGTTGCTGCCGTAAGTTGCTTCTGCCATGTTTGCTTCTGGCAGGTTAATTTGCACTTTGCCGGGGCGAGGATCATGAAACAAGACTCTTGAACAGTTGGTTGGACAGTCGAGGAAGTAAAACCCTACTAGTTGATCCATCCCACCGTGAACGTGCTGTTCCATCAACGAATGCTTGTGGTGCTCTTGCGTCCAAGCCCCGGTAAAAAACGTATTTAAGTTGGCGTTAGCGTACCCCTGTTGCCCAAGAATGTTCCAAGCGGTTTGTAAAACGTACTGCGAAAAGTCTGCCAGCCTAGCATCGCCACTTAAATCGTGGCTCATGCGAACCGGATAGATTTCGTTTACGTCCTTGGGCAATTTGGCAAAAGACTCGTAAGACACTGCCTTCACAATGTCCACGAATTCCGGTTTGCTTTTGGTGTAAACAGCAGACGGAAAATAAAACGCTTGGTTAATTTCGTCGTTCATTAAGCTGGTTTAATAGGCCAGTTGATGTTATCAGGAAACCCAACTTGAAGACGGATTTCACGTAACGCTTTGCGGTAGGCTTGCCACAGCACTTTGTCACCTTTAGTCAACGGCACGTCTGGAAGCATCGACCAGTCTGATGCGGCTAGTAATGATTTAGCTACTTCCCACGCTAACTCAGCGGGAGTAGATACAGGTAATGCAACAGGCGCATCGCCCTCAACCTGAAACCAACCTTGATCTTCAATACCTACAAACGACAGGTCACTGATCTGATCAATAAAACCGGACATCCCAAAAATTGGACCCCAATTTTCGGGAAGGACTTGAGGGCTGTTAAGCGGTTCGCCGGTTGATAGTTTCTTGAGCTGCCACAACATTATCAAACTCCTTTTCACGTTCGTTCTTTAAGTTTTCAGGCGGAAAAAAACTATCCGCCCTACGTTGGTCTTCAATAGAAAACCTATCTGTACCCGTATTCATATGCGGCTCCATATCATTTGGAAACGCTGGGTGCCCCTGCAAGTGTTTATGTTGATGCTCGGTTACACGCCAATTTCTCCAGCTAGAGAAATCGTTCCTCGGTGTAATTTGAATATGACAGCCTATGCCAGCGGCAAGTTGATGGATGAGTTCCGTAACTTCAACGGGCTGCATTGGCGACCAAAGAGTACGTCCATCATCAGCCCGCATTGAAACTTCAACCGTCCCACTAAAACTTGTACCTACCAAAAGTGCGCGAGCACGATTTTTGTTAGCCTCTAAATCACGAAGTAGTCTAGCTTCTTCGGCCAATTTAAGTTGTTTCTGAATAGATTTTGTCATTGCGTATTCCAACCAACTATGACTTGACCCCCAGATGGGACGACAATCGGGTAAGAACCAACCGGAGTTACCGATATACAATTTACCGTAGAAGTATTAGCGGCGGAACCCGGATTCCCAGCATTCCCCGGATTTCCTGCGCCACCAGCACCGCCATTATTACCGGGACCTCCAGCACCTCCGGGGCCTCCAGCACCCCCACCACTTCCTACACCGCCTCTTCCGCCTCCACCTGCGGCACTGCCAATACTGCCGTAAGGAGCACCTCCTCCCCCTCCAGCCCTCCCTGAATTTGCATCTTTACCCCTAGCCCAACAAGGGTTTGGACCCCCCCTTCCACCCTCACCCCCACCGCAAGCCCCACCGACCCCACCCGGTCCAGAATTTCCAGTACTATTTCCGGGTCCACCATCCCCGTTTACCCCTGCGCCACCCCCACCATTAGTTGTAAAAAAATATATACAAGGTGTGGCAAACGTATTGACTCTTCCCCCAGCACCGCCTCCCGGAGTTCCACCGCAAGATCCGTTTTGATATAGCCCTACAGCGCAACCGCAATACCCAACATAATAAGTAACTTGTCCTTTACTTCCCCCATTCCCCCCCGAACCACCGGGGCCACCGGGGCCAGCGTTACCAGCCGCACCAGCGTTACCAGCCGCACCAGCGTTACCAGCCGCACCGCCGCCGCCCGGGCCTCCCCCGTTGCCGCCAACTCCCCCGATAAACGTCTGACCGATTGCAGTTGCAGAAGCTCCCGTACAACCAGTGTTTCCCGGATTCCCCGGATTTCCCGCAGCCCCTGCCGAACCGGGGTTTCCACTCCCTCCGGGATTTCCGCTTGCGCCAGAACTACCGCTATTTCCAGACGCCCCGCTAGATCCGGGGAAAGGTGGCTGATAGTTAGCTGTATAGCCTCCCGGTGCTCCACCCCCTCCTGCTCCGCCACCATTTTGAAAACAGTTCGCCCACGAGGAGTTAGTTACCCACCAATATCTACTTGATGATCCACCTCCGCCACCAAATCCAGAATTTCCGGAATTCCCCGAACTACCGGGATTTCCCGAACTACCGGGATTACCTGCACTACCGGGGTTGCCTGAATTGCCTATGTTTCCCGGATTTCCCGCAGCACCGGGGCCACCTTTCCCGGTTACATATACTTTTGTAATACCAGCGGGAACGGTAAAAGTACCCGACGTATTGAACGTCTGACAACCTGCTGGAGTAAGCGCCCCACCAAATATTGCAACTTTTGGAGTACCTGCTGGCATGACTAATCCTTAATCGTAGTAAAACCAGCCAGTAACAATGTACTTACTGGTATTCCCAAATACAGTATTGCCTCGATGGGCATGGGTATATGCCGCAGGCCAAATAACCATTGTATTTTCAATTGGCTTGAGTCTAGTTCTTTGGTACAAAAACTCAGTTTCCCCTGCGGATTCGGGTTCAAGGGTATTTAAATACAGCATATAAACAAGCACTCTTTCGGCATGTTTACCGCTCCCTTGTTCCCCATGCCACACATGATACCCACCACCGGGGGCTGTTCGCTGCATCTTCATGATAGTGCCGCGAATTTTTGAATCTTTTAGTACCGAAAAGTTACTAGTATAATCTTCATAGCATTCCTGAAGACCATTAAAAAAAATATTTATAGAATCTTTACCATCAAATCGTTTCGGTTCATGGACGCCAATATTGAACAATATTTGATGGTCGTTCTTAATATGAGTTGGAACATTGTCGGTAGTTTGGCGATTTGATCCCGCCCCGCTATTGGCGAGACGTTCAAACTCGTCTATTAAATGTTGGCAGTACCCATCTGGGTAAACCCCAGTATATGTGGCAATAAAATCCTTGTGTTCTACTTTCATTTGAATTGTGGCCCCGATACCCATGCAACTAATGATTGACGGTTTCCTTGTGTTACAGGTGTAACTTGATGTAAAGCGTAAGAAGGAAAAGCCACTATAAGTCCACGTTGTTTTTTGACGGTTTGCGGCTCCGACCCAGTTTTTATTTGCAAGTTACCACCTTCATACTCTGATGGGTCAGATAATTGCAATACCAGAGAAAGTTTACGACTTACCCCCGCGTTGTAGTCTTGGTGCCAACCATACATTCCATTTTCAGACTGATCATAGTGGGTAAGCTGCAATGATTCACCAAATCCAGTTAAATCAAACCCAAACCAATTTGCGTTTAATTTTGCGGCGACAAACCCAAGTTTTTCAAAAACCCAGTGCGTTTCAGGGGTATTTGAAAGCCAACTTACCTGAGAGCGACGAATATCTGGATTAACACCGCCTACACCCTGTCCGCCACCCACAGAAGCATCTTGTTTAGCTTCTCTTGCCATAATTTGCAGCCAATTAAGTTCTTGCTCGGTAAACGCCCCTTCCCACCAAACATACGGTTCAATTGATCTGGCATGGGGCGTTAACACATATTGCATTAGACTTAACCGTTAACGTAAGCTACAAGCGACTCTGCATATGCTGTGATATCAGCAGCGGAAATTTCCCGTGCATCAACCGGCTGGTTATTGCGGTTTGCAATTAACGTGCTTTGGGCAAGTTGGACCGCAGCAAGTTTAGCTTGTTTAGACTGCAACGCCAACGCGGCGGCGGCTTGCGCGGCTTGTATCTCGACTTGAGATGTAGATTGAGACGCCTGAAGCGCAGCTTGAGCCGCAGCTTGGGCTGATTGCAGTGCGGCAGCAGCATTTTGGTTGGAAACTTGGATTTCCAATGAATTAGCGTGCTGTTGCGCCATAAACGCTAATTGATTTTGTTGTGCGAGTTGAAGTTCAGTAATACGTTTAGCAACTTCAGCGTCAATCGCGGCTTGTTGTTCGGTGGTAAAATCCATTTCAAACTCCTAAATTAAGTGGACATGTTCTTCATTGAGATGTTGCCGTACCACGTCGTACCGCCGTCCGGGGTGAAGAATACCCAGACATCTACGCCGTTAGCAGCGGTCGTGCGAGAAAGCGATGCTGATCCGTTGGGGAACTTAAATGTACCGCCTGACCAAGCCACCGTGCGTCCCGCAGTTGCGTCGTTCGTTAGTATAAGTGTAAACGAAGACGAACCCGACGCAATCGGGGCAGAAAGTGTGAAGGTACAGTTACCAGTCAGCGTAGCCGTGAAGACGTTGCCACTGGTGCAAGTAATCGTAGTCGCAGTGCCCGTGTTGCCCAACGCAACTACTGTGTCAGCGTAAGCTACTGGCTGAGTGTAACCCGTCGAAGTTAGTGCTAGTCGGCTGGTTGAGTTGGTCGAAAAGTTCAGCGTATTAGCCGCTGATAGGTACATCCCGTTGGTGGCAACGGTAGAACCAGAAGGTACAAACCTAGCAGCAGTCGCAATGCCAGTGGTCAGGAAGTCTGTGCCATTAAACGTCAGCCCAGATCCACTTGCCAAGGCATTAGCACTGCTGGCGTAAATAATACCGTTAGCTGTAAACGGCGTTGCGCCAGACAACCCCGTCCCACCGTTAGAAGTAGGGACAACCCCCGAAACAACCGTGGAAGCAATTTTTACAAAATCTGTGCCGTTAAAGGCAACTACGCATTTTTCAGAAACCGCAATTGTTACGCCTGTCTGCCCAGACGCTTTAAATGTAAAAGTAAACGACCCTGATAGGTTGTTTACAACGTAAATCTTGCTCGCCGCTGGAACAGTAATTGTCCAAGTGCTTGCATTAGGCGTTACGTTTAAGACTGCGTATTGGGAAGACGTGGACCCAAGCGAAACTGAACCAGTGGTCTTGGTGAGCGTCACATCGCCCGTCAACGAAATTGCAAGTGATCCCGCAATTGCTGAGTCAAGATAAGTGGTAATGTAATTATTTACTTCGTTGCCCCAACTACCCGACAATTCTCCTTGAGCGGGGAGGGCAAGCCCTAATAACGTAGTATACGAGGTTGACATTTTAAGTACCCATCAAAAAGTTGGAACCGGAATCCATGTTCCAGTAGCGCCGGTATCAATTGGAATCCATAAGAAACGCTGCCCTGACGAATCAACAATAGAAGCAGCTTCAGAAACAGAACGCGGGTATTTGGGGTTGCCGTTTATTATGTCAGTGGCCGTTACGCTCTCTGATATAATCAGACCAAAAGAACCTATTGGAGCGACATTATCAAATGAGTACACAAATTCTTCTATATTACCAAACTCCAAACCCAATGCACTTGCAGTATCAACCCCAGAAGCCGCTTCGGACAGAGTTGCCGGTAAACTCCGCAATGACGCTACTACATCCAACCCACTTGCAGCTTCGGCAATGGTTCCAACCCATATAGCTGACGCACTCAAAAGGTCGGTAATTGTAACTAACTCTATTGCGGCTAAATTCTGAGTGGCAATTGTTGCTATAACATCAACAGCCGACGCGCTTTCAGAAACAGAATTTGGATAAGCAAACGTATTAGCAAGTGAGTCAATCCCACTTGCCGCTTCGGCTACGTCACGGTAATACTGCCGTTCACCCACAGTGGCATCGAGAGCACTTGCCGCTTCGTCTGCTGGAATATATAGAGTAGCGGTCGTAGTTACAACGTCTACACCGGATGCGGCTTCGGTTTCTGTGGCTACAAAGGTAGCGACCGCAACAACAGCGTCTAGCGTAATGACCGCGTTTTCAGTCGCATTGCAGTTAGGAGCATAACCACCTGACGCAACGTCAGCGTTATTAGCGGTGGCTGCTTCAGCTACGTTGTTAGGGAACGTATTTGCCGTAGTGGTTGAATCAACGGACGAGCAGGCTTCAGACGCAGAAATATACTCATTGGCAATCGTGCCAATAGTATCTGCACTTGAGGAGGCTTCTTCTGCGGAATTGTCATATACAGACAACCCCCAGCCTACTTCCCCCCAAGTACCTGAACCCCACCCGCCGTTATTCGCCACATCACACCGAAGTTAGCTGGGCTTCCGGAAACCAACGCTCATGCACATTGCCGTCAACATCCGTCCAAACAACGAGATACTCAACGTCGCCGTCTTCGGTCATACGAAGTTTCTGTACCGGACCTTCTGGGACGGTGCCGATAAGTTTGACTTGCTGGTTTTTGATAAATTTAGTTGCCATGATTAGCTCGCAGTCAGGCTGAAGGTGTAAGTGACGTTCAATGTATCGCCGCTAACAACAGAGCGGTCACCGGGGGAAGAGAAGTCAACAGCCGAGAACAGGGTTCCAGTAGTGCCACTCTTGGTATTGTTGCTAGTCAAGAACGCGCCACCAATAGTGGTCGTGCCGTTGATTGAGAACGCAGCGGGTGATGCCGAGTTCGTAGCAACAGATGGGTTAGCAGTTGTTGGCGTACCAAACGTACAAACTGGGCGAGTTGCCTGACTGTAAGTCGTGTTTTCCGTCCAACCAGCATGAGACGACATCGTGTCAGTAGCCGCAGGAGTATTAGAAGCACCAGCGCCATAAAGACCCAAATACCAAGCAGCGGTATACGCGCTACCGGTAAAGTACTTAGCGTTCATGTCCTGAAGACCACCGTTCACAACGAGGTTGTGCTCTTCAAGTTCCCACTTCAGGTTGCCATCTTTGTCATAGCAAACTACATGGAAAACGCCACCGGCCCGAAGACCGTCTTTGATATCTTTACAGATCATGATGTTGGCTCCCGCCTTATCAGTACCTGCTGAGTGGTTGGACAACATGAAAGCTCCTAATTAGAGGACCGGATCAACGCATCGGCTGCGGTGTTTGCCGGAAGAGTGACAGTGAATGTGTTGTTAGAAACCGTTTTGTCTGACCCAAAGTCCAGCACGGCGATAGACCGGTTAGATTTGCTGGAATTATAGATCAGGGCCGCACGGGTTGTAAACGAAGCGGAAGACCAGCTAGGATTATTAAAGCTGACATACGCCGTGTACCCGGAAGAATTAACTGTCACTCCAGTGATAGTCACACCCCCAGCACTATACCCAGTACCTGTGATCTCACCGGTAGTAGAGTACGCCGTTGTACTCTCGTTAAGAGTAGCACTATTCGTATATAACGCGATCTTCAAAGTGTCAGTCGTCAGGTCATGAATTGCCTGATATAGCTCTGCTTTGAAGCTCGTCGTTTGGGTCTGGATGATAGACATCAGGTCACCGGTTGACGATATTGACCATCACGGTACGCATCCTGACGCTGCTTACCATCACCCAACTGCTTGAGCAACTGAATCGACTGAAGATACAGCTTCTCATAGTTCTGGATGATATCCACTTCGCCTTTCATGAAGCGTATTGCTTCAATCAACGCACCGTTAAGCAGAGCGGAGTCAAAGTTATCCCCAAGCCAAGACGTGCTAGAGGTAACAATCGAGGGGGGATAGTAAAAGTAGTGCAGTTCTAAGTTATACGAAGCGTCAGGCGTAGGCCCAAGCATAAACGAAAGTTCGTTTACGTTGCTGGAACTCGGCCCAAATATAGCGTAGTACTTGGGCGTTCCCGTAGCCGTAGGGGTTGGGTACGCTTCACGAATGAAGTTCACGTCCTTGTTAAGAAGAAACGTGTACGGACCACCCGTAGAAAAAACGGCTATCGAGTACACAGATAGAAAGTCGTCCGGACAAGATACGTACGGTACGGTTGCGTAAGTGACGCCAGTTACGTTCTTACGAAGGTTAGCAATCTGAACCGTGTTGTATATTTTCTGTTCCGCTTGTTGCGTGAACATAGCCAATTGATCAGCGGTGAACGTATTCTCCGTGATGTCTTGAATATTGGCACACAACTCGGTGTAGTTCATGCCATCGGACCCCGAGCCATCAGACCCTTAGTAGCAGCGCCAGTCCCACGAACCTTGATGCCAGAAGTCTTGGGTTCTGGATATGGCTTGCTCTTGTAGCCGCTCACGCTCATACAAAGTTCATCGACATTATCTTTGGCGTTGTGTGCCTTGATATGCGCGTCGATGTCCATATCTGCGCCGGTCATGGTATGCGGTTCGGCGTATGTAGAAGCAGGACCAACTTCCTTACCACCTTTCTTCATGCTATATGTAGCCATCACTTCCCCCGTGCGCTACCGCGCTGGTTCATGGCGCGAGACATATTCTTCCCGTACTTAGCACGATCAGCCGTGGTTGGACCACCAGCTTTCATCTTCTTGGCACCGGGATGCAGTTTCTTCTCGTGGGCACGGACTTCCGTATCCGCGATAGCTTTAACTTCTTTCTTGTCCATGATAGTTCCTATGATGTCGTAACCGTTACTGTACCAACAGATGTCGTTGCAACCAAGTTGTTTGGTGTTAACGGATCATCAAAACTCCTACCACCACCAACCGGTGCCCAACCCCACTGAATATCTCGTGACCCTCTGCTGTTACGGTTAAGAGATAGATCTGGACGTGGGTTCCGCAACGCTTGCGGATCGTCTACTGGATACATCCCTAACAATAACTGCGGCTGATCTGGAACCCAACACGTTGGGCACGCCTTGATATCCGTGACCTTGGTCTTGATGATCAACTTACGAA